GATATAATTTATCATCAGTAATATATTTAAAGGATTCGGGTCCGAGTGTTGAAGCAGGTTGCTTAATCTGTTCGCCGTTAGTATTTGTGGCATTTAATTCATAATCAATTTCAGGTCCAACTTTGAAAATACTTTCTTTAGGATAAATGATTACCGGGTCTACACCAAAGAATCCCCTAAAAAATTGTTCAATGGAATACTTAGTACCTTTAGAACGATATAAAAGATTACTAAATTTTATGGCTTCTCTTTTATTGAGGAAACCACCAAAGTAGGCATTACCTAATAATAATTCATCTTCTAAAAATTCAAGCAAAGATTCTGAAACAATAGTTACATCTCTTTTTTCATTTAGTCTGTGTATCTTATCTTCAAAGCCATCCTGCTTATCTAACCACTCATAGTATAGTTCCAATAAACGAATTAGCTTAGGATAATCATCTTGAAAGTAAGCAGGCAGAAGTTTTTTTACTTCAGACCTGTGAAGATTTAAATTATTTCTTTTATTGTCTAAAAGTGTCTTATCGCCCGAATGACTCATTTAGTTCTCCGCTGTTACCAATACAGCATTCACCGAAGATCTATTTGGATCATAAACCAAAAGATCGTTTCTAATTGGCGTAATGGCGCTTTGGTTTGCAGGCACTGCTGACAAAGCTATTTGAGTATCTGTACCTGAAATAGTAGATGGAATAAAGTAATCAATAGTAACTTTGTTATCCTGCCAGGTACCAACACCCTCTAATACGGTGAGCCCTGAACCGGCATTAATAATATTGATTGTTCTACTATTAAGAGCATTTCTCAATTGGCAGTTAATACCATTGTAAACAAAAGTATTACTTGTTATAATATATTGATCATTATCGGGTTCTGATAATGGCACTGGATATATAATTTGTTGTACATTTGATATAGCGGTAGTTGACAGTGTAGTGCGAATCGATGTATAGTTCTGTGATGAGAAATCCAAAAGGAAATTGGCCGCGCCATTATAGTTTCTTGAATTTACTAGTTTGACAACATAATCAAGTTCGGCACCTGTAAGATTGCCAGTATCAGTAATATTATTAATTACAGTTACTAGATTAGGATTAGTTGGGGTAAATCTTCTCTGCATTCTAATATCAGCACGAGATGATAGCACAGCAGTGTTTACATCATCAATCAAAGATAACATATTTGATCTTCTAAATGAACTATTAAAAACACCCGTAGTATTAGTAAAATAATTGCTGACTACTGTGTTTACTTCATCTTTTACAGTATTAGATGTTTTATCGGTTTTAGTTGGGTTGAATTGGAAATATGTGTCAACCTCAATATAAGTAGTAACAGGATCTGCAAATCTTAGATTAAATGACGCTACAGCAAGTTGTTCGGCAAGACTTACTATACCTTGTTTAACTGATTGTATTGTACTATCTGAAATACCATCCTCAAATAGTATAGAAGTGAACACGGCACCAAATTCAGGCTGAGCTGCATCTTCACCACCCCAAGAAATAATATCCTTAATGAGTGAGGAATAGTTTTTAAGAATCAAAGACGAATAGTCAGCAGCTGTCACCATACGGTTTTGAGATGCATATGAGAATGGAGCATTTTTTCTAATTGATTCTATAGATTCTTTTGGCTTGCCACCAACACTTCTTTGAAGGGTCGTAGTAATCAAATCAACTGTAATTGAATTATCACCACCTGTTGTATATTGTTGCGCAGCAGTAAATCTATTAGCACCATTCGCTTCAGCTCCTGAAGTGGAAAGATAAATCACTTCTATCTTAGCACCTGATGTGGGAGCAATACCAAACGTATTACCATCACCAAAAGACAATTCAAAATAACCATTAGGTGATTCTCTTAAGATGTAAACTTTGGTACTTGCGTTAATAGTTGTTGCATTAAGAATATTTGTATAGTCTGTAAATTCACTTGAAGTAGCATCTGGATAAACCCTTACGGTAACACTATCGGCAAATAAACCTGTATCTGGAATTACGTATACGGGATTATCCTGATATTCACCTACAAGAAATGTTTTAGTTTTAAGTGTGCCCTCATAAATTGTAATTTCATTAAGACCAAGATCAGTCTTAAATTCATAAAAACCATTTCCATCATCAGTAGCAACATATGGCTCAATTGTAAGAAATGTATATGTTTCATTATCAACTGTTGCATTAAACTGAGTATAGGCCGGAAGAGTTACTGGTGATTCACGTGGTGTAGTAGAAGTTGTATAATATACTCTAACACGGCCCTGAGAAGCTGTTGCAGAGTCGGGTATGTAACCAATGCCTTCTGCCAAAGAGATAGCGGAACTTCTTAATTGAGCAGTTGATAAGTATGATTCATTAAGAGCAAAGTTTGCCAAGAGGCCATTCATATGTGTATTATGTGCCAACACATCTAGAATGTTTGAAAGACCGGATGCTTCGAAATCATAGTCCGCAAACTCTTCACTATTTTGCAAATAGGTTTTTAGATTATTCTTTAAAGAATTAAAATCTAATGATGATGATTTTATTGTTGTTGCCATACTATCTCAACCTTGATAAAGCAGTTGTTGTTGAAATTACTTCTCTACTATTCATTACTCTAAAAGTAACTGTCACATATATTGAGTTATAATCAGTACCATCTTGTATAGAAACGTCCAATACATTTGCACGTGGTTCATATACATTTATGGTTTTAATGATATCTTTTTTCAAAATAATATTAGTTGAACTACCAGCCAATTCAAAAAGTAGATTTATTAGGTTGCCACCAAAGTCGGGGTTAAATGGTTTTTCAAATTTGTTAGTAAGAAGAAGATTTCTAATGGCCTGCTTTACTGCGGCCGCTTCTTTTTTCTTTCTAAGTTCACCATTATCCTTAATGGCAAAGGTAAGATCAATATCAGAAAATGGCACACTTCTGGCGGCCCGTATTGTACCGACATTTAAATTACCATCTTCTGCTGATTTTACTCTTGTTACCATGTCTCAACCTTTAGTCTTATTTATAAGCTTAAATATGGATTTTCTCGTTTGCGATTCTTATTTATGTGAGGTACCCAATCATTTTCGACACTCTCACCCGCCCAAGACTCTGTTGCTTTCCACCACCTTGCTGGGCCCATATCAATGTGTATAAAGTTATATTCACCAGTCTCTGGATAAAACCCAAAGCCCTGGAAACCTACCGTAAGTGCATTGTTAATAAATAATTTCTTTTGATCATTAGACCAACCAGCAACACTTATATCAAAGGCTTTACCTTTTAAATGCTGAGAGGTTTTTTTTCTACTACCTTTAGTTTTGGGAAGTATACCTTGTGGTGTTGTATAGATTTGAAAGTTGCATAAAGACATAAGATCACTAAATTCGTTTTCAAGAATTTTAAGCAATACTTCTTCAGCATTATCAGATAGGTTTCTCAATACCCATTGGTCTTTAATATATTTACGATCAATAGTTGAATTCTTTATTGATACTTTATAATCAAATGTTTTATTATTTTTTATTTCTTCAGTATATGGTATGGGTGTAATTTCTTTCTTATTTGCTTGTAGTTCTATAAACTCGTTTTGCGATACTATCTCACCATTAAATTTGGTATTAATTTTTTGTTTAAAATCTCCCTGATAGTCCTGATTTAATTCAGGTAGATAGATAGCCATTCTAGCATTATATTCATCATCCACAATATTAATATTATCATATTCAAGAGAAATGATATCAAATGGTATTCTGTCTTTAAGAAATACAGCAAGATCATACATTTGGGTTGGATTAGATTTACCTGTGGTTTTATCAACAATATCATATATTACCAATCGACCCTTAATTTTTAAATCAGTGTCAGATCCGGTATCAAATATTTCGAATTCACCAGGTCTGTAAATACTTTCAACTGGTTTTACAATAAGATTTTTCAATAACGTTTTTTCATTATTAACTATTTCAAGTATGTTTGCATGTATTGTTAAATACTTTGCAATTTGTCGTTTGACTTCTTGGTCTCTGATAAAATCAATGTTTGTTGGATCTTTGGTACCCAAGAAAGTTGCCATTGTAATATTTTTTGACAACTTGGTACGAGACGTTATATCTCCGAGATTTAAATAATTAAATTCTGGATCTGGTATAATATTTTTAGTAGGAATTTTTGTAGATGTTGATACTGTATTAGTCTGCCCACTAGGACCAAATGAAGTAGTACCAACAACAGGCGATGTCTCTCTTTGTGTTGATCTACCATAACCAGCTGGTGTTTTTTCTTCAAAATAACTATTGTTGATTAATTGATTTTTAAGAATAAATTCAAGGAAGGCTTTGTTCTCAGCATTCTTTTTATTTCTAAGTCTTGATCTAATTAAGTCAGGTGTCACCTCATCAATATTATAGAGAATGCCACCAGTATCTACTTTAGGGTCAATTTTGTTTTTAATGTAATTATTATTGTCTACCTTGACCTTACGAATACCGCCATTAAGTTTTGTAAGATATTCGGCTACCGAAGATGCATCTGGTACAGCATAGTTTGCTGCATTTACATCCTCAATGTTTGCGGGCACAGCTGTATTTGTATTTGTCCAATTTTCTGCTGCTCCTGCCAGACCAGTTGGTGCAGCTCCTGCTGTAGCAGCAAATACTGATGTGTCTGCCGAAATTGCTTCATCAGCTCTACCTGTTAGATCTCCATGAAATGTTGGAGCCTTGACTCCTTGATCAAATACAGCTCCATTGCCGACAAAGTCAACAGCAGTACCGCCAATAATACCCGTGCCACCCTGCACAGTCATATTATTAGCAGATAGGTTCATATCGTCTGCAGACTGAGCCAAGATGCCCTCTGTTGTCATGTATAGATTTCCACCTACAAAGGTTTTCATATCATTCTCAACAAGATGAGTAGATACACCCTTTACCATATGATCATGATTGGCCAACATCAATTCTGTTACCTGTTGAGTATAGACCTCAAATGATGGGCCGTTTACAATATTCTCTTGACCAAGACTTTTTGATTTGCTAAAGCCACTAATGTTTTCAGTTTTGTTTCCTCTGGTCTTTACATTAAAATTCATACAATTTATGTTAAAATCACCTGTTACATTTAGTTCAAGGTTACCACCATAATTAATTGTACCGTCTCCAGTAATTGTAATAAATTGATCACCACCCGTAACTTGAATACTATTTTTAATTGTTGAAATAGAGATAGAACCATCCTTACCTATTTCTACACCTGCACCTGTAGTGTGTTTTATAATGATACGTTCAGCACCTGGTGTATCATCCATTTCAAAGCTGTGGCCTGAAAAGCTTTTTTGTACTTGATTAAGGGGATATTCAGATTGAATCAAATCTGTATTATCAATAGGTATTCCATCAATTGCGCCATTATAATAAAGTTCTGTCCTTTTATTACCTAAGGCTTCTTTAGAATAATTAAAAGCACCAACATAATCAATGGTGGGGTAAGTACCTGTAATATCTTCATGCTGATTATTTTTTTGATTCTGCGCTGCAGTTTTGGCTAGATTGCTTTTACTTAACATTATACACCGCCCCTTCTTAGTTCATCAAGTGTCAAGGAATCTCTTTCAAATGGGTTAAAAATATTTTTCTTATTAAATTTTGATTGAATGTAATTAGGTACATTGAGATATGGAAATGCTTCTTTGTTTATTTCATGATAACCAAAAACCTGTGTGCCCGGATAGTAATAATAAATGTTTCTAAGTATCTTTTCTAGAGTCGCATATTGGGCTTGATTAATACCCTTATCTCTTACGGCATGTTTATTAAAATCATAGTCTTCATAATATGGCGTAGTAGTACCTCCATCAATCATTATAATAATAGATCTCTTGTCATGATTTTTAGTACCACCAACATTAATAGATTCAATATTTACGGGTCTCACTCTTTCTATTATACCTGTTTTTAAAATATAATAGTGCCATGGAAACCCATTACTTTTAATATAGTCTCGGGCTTCATGATAATGAATGCTGTACATATCATTTGCTACATCAGATGGTGTACCAGTACAATCAATTATTACTTCAGTGAAAGCTCTCTTGATAGTAGATATTTCTGTAATTAATTCTTCTTCTGAAGATACTATATAGTCTAAGTAATAATCATATCCATTATTTACTGGATATCCATTTCTCCAGTCAACTTCTATTTTAGAAAGATCTCTTGATACTGGAGTTACCGAAACAGCAGCCTCTGATTTTTTATGTTGAAATGTTGACATTCTATTATCAATTTTTCTGACCCCTGTTACTAAATCATCTAGAGGTCTATCACTATATTTTTGTAAAATATTGACCGCTGCCAAAATATTTCCGTTTTGTATATTTGTAAAAATTGCTGCTTTATCTTTATCTTTTATTTTTATAGGAATACCATTCTTAGTTGCAAATTCATTAAGAATATTTGTGGCGGGGGCAAAGGATTT